ACTCTACCTTTAAATTGAACTTCTGCAACTTGTTCACAATCTATATAATCTATAACTTCTATTGTGGAACTATCACTTCCATATGCAGATGCTGTATCCACTCCAATAAGATAACTTCTCTTTGGATTAATATCTTTCCATTGTCTAAGAATTGCACCATTTAGATTAATTTCTCGTATTGGTGGCTTTTCGTTAGCTTGCAGCGCTTTAATTGTATCAGCAGGAAGGAATGAATTTCCACCTTGAATAAATTCACAATTGAGTTCCTGTGCTATTCTCCATTCTACATTATTGAGAATTTCACATTGTGTTTTATACCAATCTGGATCATTCTTAAATTCATCAATCATATCCCATTTAAGAATAACTGGTTTATAAATAGAATCACCAGCATTTGCTTTTCTCCACATATCATAATAGAATTTACCCATTCCAGATGTTTTATTTGGTGTACTAATTATAAATGTAGCGTATGGGTTTCCACATTCTCTAGCAGATTTCTGTGCTTTAACAAGTGATGGACCACAAGAAGTAAATGCATCAGTAATACCAGCAATGAATGCAGCTTCGTCTATGATTAGATTGGATAGAGATTTTCCTCTGAATACAGATGATGGGTTTGCTGGATTAACTCCAGTAGAGAAACTTTGACATCCGTTCTCTAGGATAAAAGTCTGTTCTGTTCTTTTAACATATTTAGGTCGCATCCAATCTGGAAGTTCATCAATCATATTCGTAACTTTACGATTAAAGTCAGATGCTTCATCACCACTTCTAGAAAGAATTCCTGTGACGACATTTTCAAAAAATGTATTACACCATGTACAATAACATTGAGATAGACATGACATACCAACCTGACGACTTTTTAGTGTTACAATATAATGGTCATTTACCATTGTATTTATAGCTGTTCTCTGTGGAACATAAAGTTTCATAACTTCTGATCCACCAGGAGTAGGAATTTTACAATAATGTTCGATAAAATATGTAATATCTTCTTTACACTTTATCATCTCCTGAACTTGGAACAGCTGTTCATCAGAAAGACCTTTTATCTTCATATATAGATTTATTAGATTAAAAAATCTAAATTTAGATTTTTTAAGCATAAAATAGATAAATTCACTTAAAATGTTCACTAAAATACGATATATATATACAAGTGAATAGGGTAGAAAACCCAATCAATTCTTTAACAGTCAACAGGAGAACGAGAATGAAAAACAAAATCGTTGGTGCTTGGGCACTTGTGATTGCCGGGATCATCGCCACGGCCATCGGACAGACCATCTTGGAGAAAGAGAAGACAAAGTGATTCATGTCTCTTCTTTCCTTTCTTCTGTCCAGCATCTGAAAGAGGGTGCTGGATTTTTTATTCGATTTATTTTTTGATATATATTAATAGATGTAAACAGTAACAGAAAGGAAAAAACATGACAAAAATTTTCATACTTTTTAAAGGGGAAGATGGGCAAGTGGATTCGTATCAACTTGTCCGTCATGGAACACATTCAGATCCATTGATGGCGAGCCAGCAGTTGTCCAATACTGCTGATGAAGTCCTTATCCAGGACTGCAGCATGGACACATTGGAACAATTCATGGGTGCTGAATAGGTTCCTTCCTGTCTCTAGTAAAATAGAGGCAGGATTTTTTAGCATCTTTTTTCTATATATATTAATAAGTAGAAAGGAACAAAAAGATGAAAAAGTTTTTAAAATCCACATTCATGTTCATTGGTCAAGCATTCGTTATTGCAATGCTGTATTGTATCATTTTTGGTGCGATTGACATTGTTGCACAATATGGTCACAGCAGGCATTGTGATGGAAAAACTTGCCAATGGATATGGTGTAGACAGAACCGTTAGGAGGTTCGGACTGGTGAGAATAAAAATTTCACCAGTTTTTTATGTACAAAAAGAAAAGGAGTAATGAATGCCGCAAATTACAAAAGAGCAATTCATGGCATATATAAAAGTTCAAAGAAGTGGAAAATATAACATGATGATTCAATCTGTGGATGCAGCCAAAGAAGCAAATTTACCACACGATATATACATGGATATTCTATGGAATTATACAAGTTTATACAATAGATTCATAAAACCTTAAAAACGAGAAAGGAAAGTCAATGAAACGTTGTTCTTCTTATTTTAATATGTTTGGAATGAATGCTTGTGATATTAATAAGAAAATACATTCTTCATCTACATCAAAGATGTTCGATGCTATTAGAAAAAGACACAGAAATGATTTAATTGTTGGTGAAAGATTCATAAATTGGGTTAAAGAAACTATGAAAAGGAATAAAGTGAAGGATGATAATTTTGTTAAAGAATTGGAGAAAAATTTTATAGCATACATCAAATCTGGAAATAGGATAAAACTTAGAAATTGTAAACAACGTGGTAGAAAAGTCCCAAAATTCACACCAGAGAAAGAATCCATTGAAATAGATTTAACACTTCCGGAACAGAAAACAAATGAAGAATATATGGCTATGATTTCTGAAGGAATCATGATGGGACAAGATGCTAAAAAGAAAATAGATGAAGCACTAGAAGGAATTAGAAAGAATGCATATGCTAAGATTATGGATGCTAAAGTTCTAGAAGGAACAGTCAAAATCAATAAGGAGAAAAAGCAATGAAGAAAATCACCCTGATATCTATAGCAATATTATCTATTTTTACAATTACTGGATGTTCTCAAGTAGATTTAGGTGAAGTTGGAATAAAAACATCATTCGGTAAAATTATTGATGGACCTCTTAAAGAGGGTTTATATTGGTATACATGGTTCGGTCAAGAAATTATAGCGTATAACATTAAGAATCAGACAATAGAAGTTGAAGAAATTTGTTTCTCTAAAGACGTTCAAGAAGCAACATTTAAAATTGTTTTAATATATAACCTTGATCCTTCTAAGATTCTTGAATTGCATAAGAATACAGGAATTCATTATCAAGAAGTTCTAATTAGACCTAACTTCTCCGATGCATTGAAAAATGTATGCGGAAAGTGGGAGGCTACAGAAATGGTTGGTAATCGCGAAAAACTCTCTACGGAAGTTTTTACGTGTATCAAAAATTATCTAGCACAATATGGTATAAACATTCAGAAAGTCAACATTACGAACATAGACTTCAAGGATGCATTCGAGGCATCTGTTGAAGAGAAACAAGTGGCAGCACAAAGAGCACTTAAAGCTAAGAACGATACAGTTCGCATTAAAGAAGAAGCCGAGCAAAAACTTCTAACTGCCGAAGCTGAGGCCAAGGCAATGGAAGTACGTGCTAAGGCACTGGAAAAAAATAAAAGCCTAGTTGAATACGAAGCTGTTATGAAATGGGATGGAAAACTTCCAGAATACATGATGGGAAATACCATTCCATTTATTAATATTGGAGAAATTAAGAAATGATTGGTATTGTTTGGTTTATATTAGTATCCGTTGTTGGAATTACAATCTGGCGTTTCTATGTTTCTGATAAAAAAGAAAAACAAAAGAATAAAAAATAAGTAAGATTTAGGAGAGTTACCGAAGTGGCTACAACGGGGCGGTCTTGAAAACCGTTTGTCCGAAAGGATACGGGAGTTCGAATCTCTCACTCTCCGCCATCAAACAAAAAGGAAAAAACAGACTGGATAGTTAAACACTATCCAGTCAGTTTTTTATATCTAAAAGAATTATGGAACCTTGGCTGAGTCTGGTTTATAGCAGCAACCTACTAAGTTGCCGAGGAGCAATCCTCCGCTGGTTCAAATCCAGCAGGTTCCGCCAGATATAAGTTTTTTATAATCTTATCTTCTCAACAAACAACAGGAGGAACTAATCAATGTCGTCTTCAAGAGTAGTAATGAAGTTCAAGATAGATTTTGATTATAAATTGTCTAAAGATAAAAAGAAGTGTTGTGGAAAATGTTTAGGATGTTCTCCTACACAAGATAAGAATAGAGTTGTTTGTACATTTCTTCCTGCCAACATTAGCGGCGTTCTTGATGATGTTGAGGGAATGACTTTTGATGTTCAACCTAATTATTGTTGTAAATGTTTTAAATCAAGAAGATGAAAGTATTGTTTTTAGACATTGATGGTGTTATAAATAAGTTTAAATATGATGAGGATGGAAGACCAGATAATACTCTAGATGAAGATTGTATTAACAGACTTAGATACATAATTGAATGTACCAATTGTAAAATTGTGATAAGTTCGACTTGGAAAGCTAGTCCTCATTTAATGGATATATTGGAGGAAGATTTATTCTCCAAATTACCATCTGGATGTGTCGTTGGATGTACCAAGACACATATTCCTCAAGTACAAAGAGAAACTGAAATTAGAGAGTATTTAAAAGAACATAAAGATGAAATAGAAAATTATGTTATCGTTGATGATTACGACTTTGAACTTAAATATTTCTTAAAAGGAAAACATTGTGTTATAACCAATGCTTTAGAAGGATTAACGGATGAAGATACAGATATGTGTATTAGAATATTGAATGATATGTAGGAGGCTTATGAAGTATCAATTATTTAAAAATGGGATACCAGTAGCAATGGCGTATAGTGCTGAAGAATGTGATAGATTATATTTAGAATATGATTGTGATGAAGTTAGAGGATATAAAACAAATGATGAAGGTGAAGAGGAATGTATACGATTGGAGCCATCATTGCATTAATATTCAATTATTGTTGTTATAATTATTTCGAGAAAGGAGAAAGAATATGAGTTACGATTTTAGAATCATCAATAAGAAAACTAAAAAAACTGTAAATACAGGTAAAAAACATTGTGGGATATTAGATTATGGTGGAAATATAAGATATGATTTTGATAATGATAAACCATGTGAAAAACAGGATTTTGAATTTAATATGACATATAACTATTCACCTTTACTTTATAAATATTTAGATAAAGAAAAAGGAATTAGATTTTTATATGGAAATGACTTTAATGATTCATTATATAGACTTGAAATAGCAATTAGATCTATCAAAATGGATTATATCAATGTCTTAGATAAAGACATTGATGGACGTGATCCAACTAAGAAAAAATGGAATGAATTTTTTAAAGATAATGTTTATGATATACCAAAAAAGAAACCTACAATTAAACAGATGGAAAAACAGAATCCAATAGTTAATGATTATTGGGCAGTAACTCCTAATAATGTCATTAAAGCTTTACAGCATATTGTAGACTGTATGTATTGGATCGTTAAGAATTATAAATTTCCGAAATATAAGAATTTTACATTCGAAGGTGATTAATTTATGCAGTCTACAGGAAATAGAAAGAAAAATAAGAAGAAAGATTGTAATACATGTCCAAATCATGGATTGTGTGCGGCTGAGGAAGATATTCCAGAATATAGCTGTCCAATACCAGATAAAAAAGAAACAGAATTTCCAAAAACATTTTTGAATAAGCAGTTCGACTACTCCGGATTTTTCAAATGAAATTGAAGAAGACATCTAAATCAAAAAATATAAAGAAACATTTTAGACATAGATGTATTCAACGTGTTGGCTACATGATAAACCCTCAAGAAATTGTTAAAAAGATACAGAATTTTAGTAAAGATAATAAAGGTATAAAATTTTGTAGAAAACAAAGTTTAAGCAGAACAGTATGGATTTATCATAATGATTCTGATGATAGAGATTACAAAGTTGTTTATGATAAAACAAGAAAAGATATTGTAACAATATTTCCATATAGGATATTCAAGAAGGAGAGTATTGATGATAGAATACAAAGCTGACTCTTTTAAGATAGTTGACATGGGTAATGGGATTTGGTATATCTTTCATCTATTTGATAGATGGAGTGCAACATTTGATTACGTTGAAGACGTTGAAATTGTTGTCGATGTTCCGTTCAATAAATGGAAAAGGTTTTATAAATGATATGGCAATTTTAAACCAGTTACATCTGTAACTGGTTTTTTTTGCTTAAAAAAGTACTAATATTTACGATATATATAAATATTCAATTGTAAAGAGAAGAGTAACCAAGAACATTTTAATACTGACGAGGTTAAGATGTTCTGAATAATAAGACCATATTC